GTTGAGGAGCGCAGCATTGCCCATAAGGTCATCCTCTTCTGCGCATCGCTCTCGGCAACGTTTCCACACGGGTTTGAGAGCCGTCCCGAGCGATTTGCTGGCCGGGAGCGAGAGCTTGAGGAGCAGCTCCTGCCCATGCTCCGGAGGAATGAGGAAGCCCCCGTCCTCGAACAGCTTGTCGACACTGCACATGAGTTCGTTTCCGCCTACAGGTAGGATCCCGCAGCCGCGACTACGCGGAACTCCGGCAGCGTCGGCCAGTCGCCGCCCACATCGAAGCGGGCCGTTCGCTCCACGCGCTCAGCGCCCCAGCCGATGGGGTCGAACAGGGTGAAGGTCAGCTCGCACTCGCCGGCTTCGAAGAGGTTGGACCAATTGGAGGCGCCGACGAGAAGCACGTCCCGGTACTCGATCTCCGGGTCGTCGGGCAGCACCAGGCTCCCGCCGCCCGGCCACAGCAGCCACCGGCGCAGCTTCGCCCGCATTTGCGCCATGCCGGTGAAGCCGGGGTTGTGGCCCATGTCCATGAACAGGCGAACCCTCACGTCGACGGGCGGCACGTAGCCGGACACGAGCAGGGCCCCGGCGCGGCCAGGCACCGCCATCGCCTCGGCTATGATCGGGTTTGCCGCCCGCTCGATGATCTCGGCGCTGCAGATCTCGGAGAAGTCGTTCCCCGCGTAGACGATGGACCTCATGCGTTGCCCCTTGCCCGACCGTAGGCGCTCGCACGCCGCTTCGACTCGCGTGCGGCCCTGTCGTCCCTGCCGAAGGGCTTGGCACGCTTTATCACGGGCTCGGGCTGGTGACCCGCCGCGTTGATGTGTCTCGTCTTTTCGCTCATAGGCTCCTCACCACCGTAAGAACCACGTCGAAGGTCCAGACGAAGCGCCCGGACCCGTCTCGCTCCTTGAATGCCGGGGCGGTCGTGTCCAGCCCCACGATGCGCCAGCTGCCGTTCTCGGCGTGCCGCTCCCAGCCGTAGCGGCGCAGCCACCGCTCGCAGGCGTTGGCGTCGGCCTCCGCCGTGGCGTCCACCTCGCGCACCACGAGCACGGCCACCGTCACGGTGCCGCGCTCCTCGTCCTCCATGCGGCTCGTGCGCTCGAACCCGCCCTGCCGCAGCACGATGGGCTCGGGCTCCACGTCCGCCGACGGAACGCTTGCGAAGTAGCTTGCGAAGTCGCCGTCTAGCAGGGCGTTTGCGACGAGAAATGCCAGTTGCAAGGTCTCCCACCTCACCTTGATCTCCCAGTGGTGCACGCGCCCGAAAAGGTCCTCGCAGCGGTGCACCTCCACCACGTACATGGATTGCCCGCGCACGGCCACCCTCGATCTCGCCACGACCTCGAACGCGCCGATGGAGTTCACGGCGTCGACGAAGACCGTCCCGCCGCCCGCGTCCGCGCTCCTGTGCTCGTCGTCGGTTACCCTCTGCGTCCGCTCGAAGCGCACGTTGCAGATCAACTCGGGCTCGTCGTAGGTCCCGTCGGGAAGCGGCGCCCGCACGGTCATCACGTCGGGCAGCGCCGCCTTCGGTATCGGCCTGACCGACCTCATCAGCGCACCCCCGTGAATGCCATGCCCGAGAGCCCCAGCTCGCGCAGCGCCGCCTCGGTCGCCAGCTCCTCGCCGGTCGTCTGCTGCGAGGCGTAGTTCTTCACGGAGAACTCGCCGATTGAGTAGCCGCCCACCTCGCCAGCGCCGTACTCGGCGAAGGCGTCGACCGCCGCGTAGACGGCGCGCTTGAACATGGTGCAGGTGGTCTTCGCCCCGTTGACCGCGCAGAGCCATTTCACGTGACTATCGGCTATGGGCAAGGATGCCGAGAAGGCGGCCTCGGAGAGACCGCCCCCATAGCTGTCCGTGTAGAACTCGTATGTCACCGTGGACGCCATGGTTACGACGTGCTCGCGGAGACGTAGACGCCGTCGAGCTTGTTGTCCAGGACGGACACGATCCCGTACTTGCGGTACTTCATCATGTAGCTGTCCAGGCTCTCAAGCTCGTCGGGCGAGAACACGCGCGACGCCACGTGCTTGTCGAACTTGATCATGGCGGACTTCTCCACCACCATGAAGTTGATGTCCAGGCCGCCCGCGACCTTCACCTCGTAGTAGTCGCCGATGTCGTCCACGTCGAGGTCCGCCGCCGCCACTGCGGTGTAGACGTAGGGTGAGGCGGACGTGCCGGAGCCCGAGCGCGTGTAGTAGGTCTTGCCGGAGACGAGCGCCACGTCGGCGGTCTTCTGGTAGGTCTGGACGCGCTTGCGGTAGCCGAACTGGTCATCGTCGCCGGAAAGCAGGTCGATGGCCGTGTAGAAGCGCACCTGCGGCACCTCCACGATGCGGCTGAATCGCTCGAGCACGCGGTTGGAGCGGTTCGGGTTCGCATAGGAGAAGTCGTCCAGCAGGCCCTTGAGGGTCGGCGTGATGAACAGGATGCGCGTGCCGGTCGTGACCTGGTCCTCGTCCATCGCGCTGGTGACGGTGCGCAGGTCCTCCAGCACGTCCTCGGCGTCGGCGCTGGCGTAGCTCTCGCTCACCGTGGTCACGCCGGTGTGCCCGGCGATCTCGGCGAAGGTGAAGGCGTCGGCCTCGGGGGCCACCTGCGTGCGCATGAGCTCCGCGCCGGCCTCAACGAAGCAGTCGTTCACGCCAGCCTCCTCGACGTCCATGACGTCAGCGAACAGGCGGATGCCGCGATCGTAGTTGAACGTGCGGGTTTCGAACTCGTACGTGATCGAGCCGGTCTTGTAGCCCACGTTGCGGGTGTAGTCGCCCAGTCCCGTGACGGAGATCTTCGGGATGAGGATTTCCTTTGCATTGTGACCGGCGCGAACCATGCGGCGGCCCGAGTTGAGCACTCCGGAGACCCCGGCACGCTGATAGACCTCGTCGATTACCGATACGTAGTTCTTTGCGAATGCGATGCTGTTGGCCATTTCCTACTCCTTCTTATCGTCGTCGGTGAGTCCGGCGATCTCGCGCCAGTGCTTGAGCGTCTTGCCCTCGTCTTTGGCAGCGCCCGCGTTGGGAAGGCCGGTCGTGCCGGAGCCACCCTTGGCTGCGTGCTTGCCGTCGGCCTCGAAGAGCCACGGCTCGGCCTCCTTGAGTTTGTCCACGTCGTTTTCGTGATCGGGAAGCAAGGCGCGTGCTGCCTTCACGTTTCGCACGCCCGCGAGCTGCAGCTTGAAGTCGATGCGGTCGGACTCCGCCTGGGCCCTTACTTCGGCAACCTCGCCGCGAAGCTTCTCTGCCGCCTCTGCGGTCTTTGCCGCCTCTGCAACTTGTGCTTCGAGGGAGGCAATCTTTGCATCACGCTCTGCGATCTGCTTCTCCCAGTCGTTTCCGGCGTTGTTGCCGGTCACTTCTTGCACGCCCTGCGTGGCTTCCTGGCTGCCATTGGTCTCACCGTCCATGCTGTACCGCCTTTCGTCTCGTGGGGCGGGCATAGACGAACGATGCCCGCACCTTTACCGGTACGGGCATTGTCTGGGTATGTCACAAGGTGATGGTGCTAGCTAGGTAGTGGGTCGGATGTTCCAAGAAGTGACGTAGCTCATTGATTCTTTTCTCTTCCTCTCCTCGGGGAAGGGAGATAGTTTCACGGCGTTATCGCCAAGCATCGCCTTTATGCCCCCAGCGAGGAATTCTTCGATGGCGCTATACAAAGGCAGGCGGTCAATGAAGTTAGGTGGACTCTTGTGCAAGGTGTGAACTGATCCGTGTTCTTCTACGAGCTTGTCAATCATCTCTTCAGGGTAATCAGTGTCCTGTTCGTACGGGAAAACACCTGATAGCTTCCACTCCTCAAGTTCACTTGATAGCTTTATCGCTCTGTAGTGAGCAAAGAACTCATTGTCATATAGCGTACAGTCGTAAGTGTGTCGAGGTACCTCCCGCTCACCCGCATCACCAAAGAAGACCTTCGCCGCCAGCTCGCTTGAAGGGCCAACGGTTTGAACAAACCTTGCAAAGTTTGCTTCAAGGTCTCCTTGCGTTGAGAAGAAGTCAAAAGGTGAATACAAATAAGGCGAATCGATAGCGCTGTAACGCTGCAGCTTGTCCTCAATCACAGACCATGGTGACAGCTTCCAAATCCTAGCGACGTTCATACGTCTTTTGCAGATCTCATCCGCTATGGCACTTATGAGCCTGATTGATAACTTGTCGCAAATGAATTGCAGATTAAGGTGCTTCTCGTATTGCATAGTACCGTTGATGTACTCGATTACTAACTTCTGGAACCAGTCTGGCCCATGTTCGTTCTTCTTGGGCATCCTACACAGGAGTACATCGCGCTCGCCATGCTCAATGTTCATTCGTTCGTAAATATCGTAATGATATTGGTCGAAAGCGTAGTAGACAGCTTCGACATATCGCTTGAATTCATCTGCAGTCATGACATCGTGGTTGAGGTGCACAGGCCTATCGCCTGCCGCGAGGTCAGGAACCCATGCGGCCAAAGTATCGAGGAAGTAGAAGGCGAGCTCAAGTATCAGATCATCGCTCATAGCAGCAGGAGGTATAAACCAAGTGTCGGTAAAAGTTTTGCACCAAATGACAAGAAGCTTATCAACAGCCTCTGAGAACGGCGCATTCCTCTCCATAGCTACGGCAAAGTGTGCGTCATCGTTGACGCTTGGCGCGAGTGGCATTCCTTTAAGATAGGGAACCTCCTTTTCCGTTGTGAGTGACCGTAGCTCGATATGCTCTCCATTACCGTATTCCATGGCAACAAGTGCAAGATAGTAGCGATCACCCTCTTCCCGGTAGAGAAGCCCTATTCTCCAGGCATCCTTGAAACTCCATTTCTTGAGAAACGCCAGCTTTGTATCACAGAGATAGTTGAGCCTGTCGACCTGCTCGCTCAGTTCCCGAAAACGTACTTCGCTAATGTCGTCTGGGCAGACAAGACCATGATTTAGCGCTCGGTCATATTCATTCACGGATGTCTCGCCTCCAGCCATGAGCTCGTTAAAGAATCTGTCGTAATCTTCGAGCTCATCCTCGTCATTGAAGTAAACGGTCTTGCTTTGGGTCCTGTCATCGAGACTTAATGAATCAATGAATTCTCGCGTAAGATGAAGCCTAAAGCAGCGCCCGCTTTCTGTATCAGCAATGACAAGCACGGTAGGGTTCTTGCTCACCTGCTTGTGAACAGCATGAAATACTGCAGCATCACAACAGTATTTGTAGTCGCTGAGGTTACGCGCTGTATTGTTATTTCTTGGCGTAGCGGCAACGCTTTTGACCTGGACTTCTGCTTTTCCCACAGGCGTAATTCGACCGTCTTGCCCTTTCTCGCCCAATGTAATCGAGCCGTCGAATCCAGGGAAGGAATCGATAGCTCTGATGTCAGGAAGAAAACGCTGTTTGGGGTCGCGCGAAAGCCAGATGTTCAGCTGGGAAGTTCCGATGATGTCGGTGAGCGTACTAGCACTCCACCCTCGGTGCCCTTTCGGTGCTGCTTCTGTCAGGGTTATCTCGCATGTTCCCTCGAGTGCTTTCTCCTGCGCCATGCCTACCCTCTATCCAATCTGCAGCAATCCCTGGAAGAACGCACTCGGGAACATGAACTTTCGCGACGGTTTCTTTTTCTTGTTGTCGCTGTCGAACGTGACCTCGATGTAAGAGTCATCGATACCGATGATGCGCCCGTAGCCGAACGCCTTATGGAACACGGTGTCGCCCGGTTCCAGCTCGTCCAGCTGCTCCTGCGTAACGGCAGGTTCGGGCTTCGGCTCCTCCTTGCGCTGCTCGGGGTAGTCGCGCAGCCACCAGGCGGATTTCCCGCCCGTCGCACGTCCGCCGCCTAGGCTCAGCTTTAAGGTAGCGCCACGGTCGGCAAGCTCCTTCATGCGGGGCGATAGCTCGTTAGCTCCAAAGACCCATAAGCATCCTTGGTTGACGCGCTTGTCGAGGTACTTGAGCCCCATATCGTCGAGCGCGTCCACTATCCAGTCGCGCCTCGCGGGCTTCTCGGCGGGCTTTGCGGCTGCCCTCGCGTCGGTGCGCTCGATTCTGCGGCTCGGCGTTGCGGCCTTTGTAGACACGGGTTTCTGCGCGGCTGGCTTTGAGGGTGTCGCCTTCTGCGCGGCAGGCTTGGCCGCCGACTGTTTGGCCGATGTGCTCTTGGCCGCTCTCGTCGCGCTTGCGCCAGGCTTCGCAAGCCCGTTCGGGGCCACCATCGACTCCTCCTGGGCCATGGCCATGTACTCGAACTCGGTGAGCGTCGTATCGAACAGGCCGACGCGCTCGCCTGCATGTCTGTCGATACCGGTGTAGCGCAGCGACGAGTCCTCGTATCGACGGAACTTGTACACGGCATCGTTCATCAGCGCGTCGTTGAATACACCGAACGATACCAGCAGCTCGAAGTCCGCAACCGATAGGCCGGTCACCTTCTTGAACAGCCCCGGCTCCAACTGCGTGATGACATCCTTTAGCGTCTCCTCGCGGTAGTCAGTCAGGTACATGAACACCGGTATGCGCGTTGCGAACTTGATCAGCTTCTCCTGGATCTGCTTGCGTTTGCTCTTGAGCTCCTTTTCCTCGGCGGAGATCTCCTTCTTCTCCTTCGGGGTCAGGTCCTCTTTCTCGCGTTTGGCCTTCTTTATGGCCTCGGAGCGGTTGATGATCGTCTCGATGTCGGCGTTGAGCGAGCGGAATCCCTCTATGCTCATGAGGGCGTTGAGCGCGTCCTCGTTGTTGAGGATGCGCCGAAGCGTGTCGTTGTCAACGTTGACGAGCAGTGCAGACTCCCAACGCCTCGCCAGCAGCGTGGCAGACGTGCCGGCCATGGCGATGTCGAGGATGTCTGCGGCGCTCACAGGTCGCATCGCGCTCCCATCGTAGGCGAGCACGGGCAGGAAGTTTATGAACTCGCCGACCTTCTGCTCGAGGCCCACATTTTCGTCCACCTTGAGTCGGCAGCTGTAGTCGGACACCATTCGCAGCGACCGGTCGAGTGCGAAGTCGAACACGTAGCATTCCTGCTTCACCATCTCGATCTTGCCCGCGTCGTCCTCCACGGTCCAGGGCGACTGCACGCGGAAGGCCGCCTGGAAGTACGTCTCGGGGCTGCGCATGTTGGTAAGCATGAAGATGCCGCACCACGGCTTCACGGTCACGCCGGTGGTCAGCTTGCCACAGGTCAGCGTTATGGTCTGAGAGTGCAGCGGGTCCTCCATGGTCTCGCACACCTTGTCGAGCGCAGCCATGCCGATGCCGGCCTCGGTGCCCGCACATACGTTGATAGTGTAGTCATGGAAGAACACGTTCTGCGGCTCGTGTAGCAGGTTCCGCATCGCGTAGCAGCTGTTCACGCGCGGCAGGTACCAGAGAGTGTGGTTCAGCACGCGCAGCAGGCGCGTGTCCGAGTACGGCAGCGCGGGCTTCTCAGCGCCCAGCTTGAGGTCGTCTACGGCAGAGGGCTTGTACGCGCCGCGTATCAGGTCGAGCCACTTTTGCACCGACTCCTTGAGGACGAACTCGGAGCTGTCGCCATCGCCGGTGGCCTCGAAGAACGCGTTCAGGTCGAAGCTGTTGTACTCGCCGCCGAGTGCGACGTTCTTGATCTCGTCGGGCATCTGGTAGGTCAGCATCACCATGCGAGGCAGCGACGCGTACGGGTTTGGGCGTCCGGGATGCTCGGTCGGCCAGGCCTCCTTGGCCGCCTGCTCGTCTGAGTACGTCCAGTTGTAGATCTGCTCCTCGATGAACTCACCTGAGTTGAGGGCGCGGAAGGGCGTGCCCGACAGGAAGAGGTAGTAATGCGTGCTTATGGGCAGGTCGCCCTCGTTGACCTCGTTGCCGGTGTTCACCTTGCCGATCCCAGTATCGGTCGTCTCGGTGGTGTCCCTCTCGTCCTCTTCCTCCTGCTCGAAGAGCTTCTTCGAGTTTTCGTTCCAGGCGCCGAAGTGGTACTCATCGAAGATGACCAGGTCCCATTCCTCGTCGCGTACCCACTCGTGGTGTGCCTTGATGCGCCCGGTGCGTGCCTCGCGTCCTAGGAAGTCCTGGAACGAGCCGAAGCAGACGATCGGCCTGCTCTTGTCGGCCTTGGCGTACTGCTGGGCGATGTCGGGCTTGCCTATCTCCTTCGGTCGGCTCACGAACTGCCATCCCTCGAAGTCGACGTGCGTCAGCAGGTCTTCCTCCCAGGCGGCCAGCACGGCGGGCTTGAACGTCAGGATGAGCACACGCTTGAATCCCATCCGCTTGGCGAGCTCGTAGGCGGCAAACGTCTTTCCGAAGCGCATCTTCGCGTTCCAGAGGAACTTCGGGGTGCGTGCGCCGCCCTCCTCCTCGATGGAGTGGAAATACGTCTCGGTCTTGTGGACTGCCGCCTCCTGCTCGGGCCGCATCTTGAAGTCGCGGGTGCGACGCTCGACGTTCTCGGCACGGTCGCGCACGGCGATGTAGGCGGCCTTAACGTCTGAGAGCGAGCAGCGGAACCACTCGGTCTTCTTGCCGTCCTTGTCGCGCAGCCTCTTTCGTCCGTTCAGTTCGAGGTTGTCGTGCAGCTCGTGGTCCATGAACGTCGTTCCGTCGGTGCGCATGGCGGGTGCGGTGAACACGACTTCGTATGGCTTGTCACCAGGCTTGAGAGTCGGGTAGTGCTCGTGCATGCGCTCCTCGATGGTGCGGCTGGTATAGCCTACTTTGAGCATGTCCTTTAGCTGGCGATTGTTCGGCTCGCAGTATGCGTATATGATTGGCTGCGCGTCTGGGCGCGGTGGAAAGAAGACTCTACTTGGCATTGCCGTCACCCGTGTTCATTTCTTTGATGTGGCTCTCGACGTAGTTAATCTCCTCCTCGTCGAGCCCGAACTCGCTGTAAAGATCCCCATCTGTCCAACTGCGGCTGAAATCTACGTCGGGTACGAACGTGAAGGACTTCCTGTTAACCATCTGCGCTGATGCCACTTGACTAATCAGGAACCTCGGGAATTTCAACGAAAGATATTCGTAGCAATTCTGCGCTTCCTGCTGAGTATCGAACGTCTTAACGACGATATAAGTCTCGGTGCAAACCTCCTTCGGCCCCAGAACCTCAAGGATTGACAGCACGCGACGCATTCCCTGGGCGTCGGTACCGCCAGCATGTTCGTAGACAACGCGTGAGACGATGACCTTCCATTTGGCGATCCATTCCTGGCCGACTGTGATTTCGCTACTGCTAATCGGCCCCTTGCCCTCGCGCCACCTTAGCGTCAAGTCTCCCTTCTTGGTTGGCTTGGCGAAGGTGCGAAGCCCGAATGGCCTCTGGCTGCTGACGTAGGCGCTGAGGAATCTATTCGTATGGCCAAGTACCTTATCGACTATCGAGACAGCCTCATTTGAACGAATGAGAATCTCGTAACGCCTCAAATCACGTTGTTGCTCGGATCCAACGCCGTTCTTCATGTTCACGACTGTGCAGTCGCCGTTGTAGTCGCGGTCCCAAAGGAAGTAGGAGACGCCGCCGGACATGTCGACTCCTGGGAAGCATTCGTTTGCGTCTTCGTAGTCGACAAGCCTTCTGATCCGTCTGTCGTTGAGCATCGTAGAGCGGTATGCATCCAAACCGCGTCCGCCCGAGAACCATCGAGACGGCGTAATCATGACGAGGTATTGGGGATTGAGCTTCTTTGCCTGTTCGACGAACTTCTGATAAATCGGCATCGCCGAAGCATTGTTGCCACCGTCGCTGAGCTGGTAGGGCGGGTTGCCGATTATGACATCAAACTTCATTGGTAGAACCTCTTCTGGATCATCGACGTGAATGAACTCGTAGGCATATTGCTCAAGCGACTTATCGCGGTCGTACTCTTTCTGCGTCGCGCCGCAATATCTGCAGCGTCCTCCCGACCAAGCATGCTCAGTGTTCTTGAAGCGTACGTTGCCTGCCGCGTCGTCGAATCGAACGACCGAGTAAATGCTGTTCGGGTATTTCGAGCAGTAAAGACTTCTGCGAGAAAGCAGGCTCGTAAGCTCGGTGATCGCAACGCCGTAGAGTTGCTTGCGGTATATGTGGTCAAGCCGCTCTTCCAAGTCTGGATACACGTCTTCAAGGCCGTCAATTAGGCGCTTCGCTATCTCTCGCAAGAAGATGCCCGATTTGCTAGCAGGGTCAAGAAACGTGACGTTCGGGTCGCTCCAAATCTCGTCTGGCAGAACGTCAAGCATTTGGTTTGCGAGTTCTGGCGGCGTGAAAACCTCGTCGTTGCTGAGATTCGCGATGCAGCTCAGCACATCGGGGTTGTAGGTTGCCTCGAATAGATTACTCATCGTTCTGCACCTCGTAGAAGCTCACCATCGGGTACTCCCAGATGGGCTTGGGGATCATCGCGCCAGTCTCCTCGTCGAACTCCCACTCGGAGGTCGGCGTGCCGCTGGAGCCGAAGAGCGAAAACTGCACCTGTTCGGCGCTGCCCTCAAGCATCTCGTCTAAGCGGAAATCGCGGCGCTTCACTTTGTCGCCAGTGACGATGGACCACTCCGAGAAGATGATCGGCTCCTCGGTGTCGGCACCGTTCTCGTCCACCTGCTTGAGGCTGAGTGCGTTGCCATTAAGGATGTTGCGCTCGAGCACGTAGCGGATTGCGTCGAGGAAGCCGGGTGTTGGGTTCTTTCTGCACACACGCAGGTAGTCGCTCTCCGCGATGGAGAAGAGCCGTTCACGGCACGTGACCGTGTTGTCGTGAAGGAGTTCGACACCGTAGATGCTGCCGACAGCGATAAATGCGTACTTCTCGTACTCGGAAATCGATCGCCGATATCGTGCGTTCACGACCGCGAGCTTGCACCGCAACACCTCAGCAAGGAAGTTGCCGTCGCCGCACGCGGGCTCCAGGAATCGCGACTCGATACGCTCAGTCTCCTGCTTCACCATGTCGAGCATGGCGTTCACCTCGCGCTCGTTGGTAAACACTTCGCCGTGGTCCTGTACGCGCTGCCGTGACTTTACCTGAGAGGCCATGGTCTACGACCTCCCCGAAAGCTCGTTGATGATGCAGTTTCGGATAAAGGCGGAGAAGCTGATGCCTCGAAGACGAGCTGCTTCCGCAGCTGCGTCCTTGAGGTTCTTTGGAACCCGAAGCGTGATTGGCGTCTGCTCACCCTCGGCAAGAAAGTCCTGCCGCTTGGCCTCAGTGGCCCCGCTCTCGACCAGCTCTGAGTACTTCATGGGACTCCTTCGGTCTCAAAGCAAAATGCAATAACTTTGCGTACATTCTACCACCGCGTGAGTCACCAAACCGCAACGGATGGCAACGGTAACGACAAAGCGCAGGATTCAGCGGTTGAGAAGGCCGAGATGTGGTGAGTATCAAACCACGCAGAGAAGCGAAGCAGTGGGAAGATACTGCCGAGAAGACCATGACAGCAGTACCCGTAATTCGTCTCCGAGCAGATAAACCCGAGAGGCTACATGTGCTGCTATCGTCATCAAAACCGTATTCTATGTTAGACCACTGTGGATATGAAGTAACCGAAATCTGACCTACAGAGGGCGGGATCCTCCCCTATAGTTGCAGTTGACTTGACAGGCAGCATAGAGGAGGACCCATGCTTGACATGATACGGCAATTCGCGGGGAAGCTGAGCCACAGCGAGAAAGTCGCGCTCGCGGCCGACCTGAGGCAGATGATCGCCGAGGAGCTGGCCGCGCCGGGAGGCGAGCCGGCCACGTGCCCGCACTGCGGGTGCGCCGAGTTCGTCAGGCGCGGCCGCGACGCCAGGGGGGCGCAGCGGTACCTCTGCAGGGGCTGCGCCCGCTCGTTCACGGCGCGCTCGCGCGGGCTGCTTGCGCGGTCCAAGCTGGCGGCGTCCCAGTGGATGGACTTCGCCCAGTGCCTGGCCGACGCCCTCACCCTGCGCGAGTGCGCCGAGAGGTGCGGGACGTGCCTGCGGACGGCCTGGTCCGTGCGCCACCGGGCGTGCGAGGTCATGGCCTCCAGGCTCGAGCCGTTCCGCGCCGTCGGCGAGGTCCAGGTCGACGGGAAGTACTTCGCGGAGAGCCCGGGCGGCAACCACGTGCGTCCCGCCGGCCACGAGGGCGCCGGCACGTTCGAGATGCCGCGCAAGAGGCATCGCAGCGGCAGCGACATCCACGTGCGCGGCCTCCCCGACCTGCGGGCGTGCGCCGTCACCGGCGTCAACGAGCTCGGCGACGAGTTCGCCGAGGTGTGCTGCCGCGGCCAGGCCAGCGAGGCCGACCTGCTGGGGGTCCTGCGCGGCAGGGCGGGGCTGGGCGCGACGGTCAAGACGGACGGCAAGGGGGAGTACGCGGGGGCCCTGGCCGCGCTCGGGGCCGCGCACGTCACGGTCGACGCCAAGGACCGAACGACGGACAACATCAACGTGGTGAACTCGATGCACTCGCGGCTCGGGCATTTCATGGACGGCTTCCACGGCGTCTCGACGAAGCATCTCCAGCACTACCTGGACTGGTTCTGCTACAGGGAGCAGTTCCGAGGGTCCGACGGGGACGCCCGAGAGCGGATCTACAGGCACGAGTGCGACGGGATCTACCAGACGAGCAGAAGGGGCTACGTCGGCATGCCGATCCCGTTCCCGCGGCACTGGGAGCTGGCGGCATGATGTCGTATCCACGATGGTCTAACATAGAAAAACCGTAAGCGTCACGCTATTGAATTTTTCTGTGCCGCCCGCCCTGGCCGCTGGCCCAGTCGCGCGGTGCGTCGTCGGCGCCCACTCCAGCAGCACGGCCGCCCACGCTCCGGGTGTGCTGCTTCCGTGGCCTCCGCCGCTCCGCACGCCCGGTCCATCGTCCAGGGCGGGCGGCACAGCGCTCTGCTCGCTCGCATCCGACACCGTTGCAGCACGCGATCCCAGACCACCATGACCGTAAGCGCGTCCCAGACGGCCCCACATGCGGCCGTATCCGAGCCGTGACAGCTCGTCCGCGCCCGAGACCTTGCACGCAAAAGCACCCCGCACGGAGGCTCCTGCAAGCCCGTACGAGGCGCTGAGACGTTCGGCGATGCTGCGTAGCGGCTAGCCGTTGCCCTTGCCGACGGTGACGGCTCCGGTGCCCACCTCGGCCGCCCTGGCGCGCGCAACGGCCTCCTCCTCGCCGTACCAGCGCATGCGGTACTCCCAGGCGCCCATGGTGACGCCCACTTCGCGCATGTCCTGCTCCTTCTCGGCTGCCGTGTCCTGGATGATGCTGTCGTCGAACTGTACGTGGACCTCGCCCTCGTCAGGGACGCCCTCGCCGAAGGATCGCGAGAGGAACATAGAAGCCCTAGCAATCGAGACGAGCGGGCCCTCCAGGCTGTTCTCGTGCCTGCGGATGTTGCGCATGAGCGCCGAGTTGTCCGAGCTCACTTCCGTGGCCGTCTTGACGTACCCCCGGGAGTCATCCATGTCGAAGTAGTTGATGCCGAAGCCCGTAAGGTCGCCCAGCATCTGCAGGGCCACGCGGAACGCCTCGATCTGCCCGTTGGTGCGAAGTGCGGGCGCGAACTCCTGGATGATGTCCTCGGTGCTCATGACCTTGCGGAAGATGGTGCAATCCTGCTTACCGAAAAGGATGTTGACGTTCTTGTTCCCGTCCTGCTTGCGGTCGAAGAGAACATCACTGAGAAAGACACGCATCTTGGAGAGGTCGATCTCGTTGATGAGCGCGTCGAAGGTGAGGTCCACCGCTTGGACGGCGTCGATCGCGTCTGCTAACACGCTCTGCCCGTATGGCGACATGTCCACGCGCGTGTTCGTGACAGCTGGCTTGACGATGCCGAAGGTCGGGAAAGGGCATTCCGTGTCGTAGATTGGGAGGATGCCGACAGGAGCGAGCTCGTTACCTTCATGGTCGAAGCAAACGGTGACGATCTTGTACGTTTCCTCGCTTTCCATGGCGAGAAGATCGTCCGCAAATTCGTTTGAATATGTGGAAAGTGAAGCTTGGGAAAGACCTGCCGAGAAGCCCATACCGCCCTTGAGGTGCATCTGCAGCTGGTCAACGGCCTTGCCCCGGTAGAAAGCCCGAGTGACGAAAGCGCACTCGGTAACGCCATCTTCGTCCCATGTGAGCGGTATCACCATGCGGGCATCGTAATGGCGAATGCGAACCTTCCTCTTGTCCAGGTCAAGCCACAGCGCCCATGCCCCGGTGCCAAGGCCAAACGCGCGCACCACGGTGTTCTGCGCCGCGTTCATGAAGCTTGTGGAAGAGAAGAACGAGTTGATCCAGTCGGTCGCCTTCTGGTTCTCGCAAACGACCTTCACTTCCTCATTGAGGAGAAGGGATCCCCATTCCTTGCACACCCGCATAGCAGGGTGAATTGACCGACGGTGAACAGCGTAAACCCTGCCCACACCATCCTTGTCGCGGTAGTCGTAGAAATCCCCGCGCGCCGCCATCCAATCATCCCAAGAGCGGATCCACGGCTCCATGTCATCCAGCGGAAGCACAAACCCGAGCTTCCGAAGATAGTCCTTCACGTGCTCCGGCACCCAGTACTCATCCAGGCCGTTGATGCTCATGCCGACACCTCCATACGTCTGCCGATAAGGTCAGGTGAAGTGTCCGCTCATGTCACAACAAGCCCTGTGCCTTAAAATGCCGAGAAGAGCAGAACGCATAGGAGAAGCCATATTGGACGAAACGAATCTCTACAAAGAGCTGGGAAAGCTCACGAAGGACAAGGACAGATGGGAAGAAAGCATCCCGTACGTTTCGTCTTTGCTTGCCCATGACTCGGTGAAGATCCAGGCGAAGGCGCTCTGGCTCCTCGGCGAGATGGGCCTTGCGCATCCTGCGTCAGCGTGGGAAGAGGTTCCGAAGATAGCCTCCTTCCTCGATAGCCCCATCTCGCTTCTGCGGGAACGTGCTGTCAACGCCCTTGGTAGGATCGGACGGGCCAACTACCGGGCAATCGAGCCATACTGGGCAAGCCTCTTCCGCTTTGCCGATGATAAGGAGGCAAAGGTCAGGCTGAGCTTCATCTGGGCATCGGAGAACATCGCCACAAACGCGCCCGACGCCTACGAGGGTCGCATGCCGTCGTTCGAGAGGCTTCTCTACGACGAGAATGACAAGGTGAGGATGGAAGCGCCGGAGATCTTCCGCGTCCTCGGCAAGCGCAGGCCGGAGTTCGTCAGGCCTTACATGGAACAGCTGCGGAGAATATCCGAGACAGACGGCAACCGTGTCGTGAGGATCCACTGCCTTGGCGCAATCAAGGCGGCCACGTCGAAGCAGCCTGCCGAATAGTTGCCTCAGATGCCGACAAGTGCGAGAAGGCAGAGAAACATCAGCCCGACTGCCAGCAATCGCATGAACTCGATGAATGCGACAATGCATAGCACGATGAATATGATGAGAATGACGATGAGGAAAGGCATGGCTCACCCTCGTAATACGTCGTCGAGCATCGCATAACGTACCGCATCGATGCTGTGATCGTTGCCATCGGGAATGTCGTCGATCCAGTTGCCATCCTTGTCCCGCTCGAACTCCTTGAGGGTGAACTCCGAGAAGGTCAGGGGGCATCTTTCCGAATCAATCACGATCTCGCGCAAGCCAGCCAGCCACTCATAGGACAAGCGCCTCATGCGGGCTTTTCGCGCCGCATGCACGCGAAGCCCGAGCTCGCGCCGCCACACGTTCATCTACACCTTCGAATCAGGCGTGTCGTCGCAGTAGATGAACTGGTCGTGGTAATAGGGCTCCGCACCCGCCTCGTCGGCGAAGGTGAGAGAATCGACCACGATCTTGCCGGTGTCGGCGGGCATCATCTTGTTGGCCGAGTGTTCCTCGAATATGAGAAGACGCCGCGCGTCCGGCTCCCATGCGCACCTCACGAAACGCCATGGATCAGGAAACCAACCCCAATCTACGCCGTTCCTGATCCTTTGGAAAGTGCGGATGCGAGAATCAGAAAGCTTTGCCTCGTGAACGTTGTCGAAGATGGCGCCGCCGGTGCCGGTGATCTCGCCCAGGTACTCCCACCGCCAAGCCTTCTCGTTCGTGTCGTGCAGGTACTCCGCCTCCTCGACGAACGGCGCGCCTAGCCAGTCAGGGTGGGAATCGATCACGTCGAGATAAGAGCTCCCGCGAACAAGCGTGTCATCGCGCCGCACGCGCTCCAGGCGCTCCACGTTCACCCAGCTCCACATCGTCTTCGGCGGGTTATAGCTGTAGAAGATCCAGAACTTGTCTCCACCACGGCGAAGCGAGTTGAGGATGGACCTCACGGTCTCGATGCCCTCGAACTGGTCCAACTCCTCGAACCACACCACCGAGCAATACCCCTTGGTGAACTTCACCCCCTTGAGCTTGAGCGGGTCGTCCGCCCCACGGAAAACGATGCGCTGCCCGGTGGGAAGGTACGTAATCTCCATGGGAGAAACCCTCGACCTGAACACGCCATCCAGGCCGAGGACCTCTATCGCCCACAGGATTTGCTGATAAACGCTGTCGCGCAAGGTGTTGGAGAAGCGCCTCACCACCACCGCGTTAGCCTTCGGGTTAGCGATTATGAGAGGAACGATGGCGATGGAAATGAAGGAAGACTTCGTCGACCCGCGCCCGCCCGGTAGCCAGTAGTGCGTATGGCCATGCGCCATCACGTCGCCCATCACCGGGTGGAAGCGCGGGATGATGAAGTCGGAAACGGTGGTCACTCGGATCCACCACCCTCGCCGTCGGTGTCGTCGGCCATCGGCTCGATGACGAGCCCGAGCGTGAGCTGCACCGGCGCGTTGTCGGAGTCGTCGGCCTTGCGCTCCATCTTGCCGTACTCCATCGGGTACTTGCGTTCGAGCAGCCAGGCCGCCGCCGTCCAGTACTGGGCGCGGGATTCCGCCGCCGATTTGATGGTCGTGAGCAGGCATCTCTTGTATTGGGCCTCGGCCTTTTTTAGGCTCTTCGGGGTTTTTGGTGGGTAGCACGGGCTAGGACTGAGCGCAAGCGAGGGCGTCGAACGACAGGCCTCCCAGCCCGGGGAAGATCGCTGTTGCGAGGTACTCCACGTTGCGAAATCCCCTGGCCGCCCTCTTGACGGGCTGTATGAGCGAGTTTGCGCCCTCGAGGTAGGCGTTGGCGGGCCTGCCGTCGAAGTAGCCGGGTATTCCCTCCCTGTTCTCCCGGACCGTCCTGGCGACCTTTCCCGTCTCGGGGACGTCGGGGTGCGCCGTCCAGCCGAGGAGCCTGTCGAGCATGGGCTCCGCCTCCGCCGCCGTCTCGCAGTCGTAGACGTCGCGCATCGCCTCATCCGTCTGGCAGGCGCGGGCCGTCTTGAGGTGGCTCCTGTTGGGCGCGAGCCTCTCGCGCGCCTCCCGCTGGCGCTCCGCCGGGCCCTCCTCGCGCTCGGGCCACACGCGCTTGGTGCGCTCGGGCGCCTCGCGCTTCTCGTCGCTCTCGCGCCTCCCGGCGCACCTCACCCTGTCCGTCGCCCTCGAGAAGAGCCGCGTGACGCGGGAGCGGCCTGCGGTCTGCGCCGCCTGCGGCATCTCCTCGGAGACGCCGGGGAGAGGGAGCCCGACATGTCGCGGGCGGCCTCGGCGATCGCCGCCCTGTCGCCGCCGTGGGCCTCAGGTCCGGCCGCACGTGCGGGGCGCGGTGCCCAATCGCTGCCGTCGGCCGCGCCGTGCGCACCTCCTGCCGCCGGGGCCAGGCATGGCGGGTATGTAGGTGTGGCCCTTCGCCCGGCTGGTCTCGCCTGTGCCGACGCGCCCGGCGTCCGAGTAGTCGGCCGACCCCCTGGCCTGCGCGACTGCGCGCCCGAGCATGTCCCTGGGCCCGTGGTCGTCCCCGACGGGCGCCTCGGCCACCGCCTCGGCGGTCGACCCCCGCACGCGGGCCGCGAGCACCTGGGCCCCGAGGAGGGCGGCGAGGTGCGAGTTCGGCCGCACCTCCCAGGGCACGGGCACGGTCCCCGCGCCGTGCTCGGGGCAGTCCGTGCGCGGTACGGCGCAGTGCACGTAGGTGCGGAACTGCCAGATGTCGAGGTGGCGCCAGGTGCGCTCGCGGGCGTCGCGCGCGCCGCAGGGGACGCCGCACTCCGGGCAGGGGACCGCGTGGCCGCGCCTCCTGGCGACCCCGGCGCGGGGCTCGTCGGGGCCTCCCTCGACCTCCCCGGACCAGGTCCCGGAGACCTCCCAGGCCTCGCCCAGCCCCATCGAGCGCTCGAGGAGCGCGGCGAGCATCCTCGCGTCCTGACGCATACGCAACCCCCATGGTCCGTCACAGCATGACCACAGAATGGTAGCCCAAGACGCCGCTCGGGGTTCTCGGGACCGGCCGACCTAACCCGTGCTACCCACCAGAAACCCCGAAGAGCCTGTTTTTTAGTTCTTCGTATAACGCGCGCTTCACCCCGGTCTTCGCGTTCTCGCCCTCTTTGAGCCAATGGTAGAACGTGGCCTGGTGAACGCCGATTGCGGCGATGATGTCCGCATCGCACAATCCGTCGCGCTTAAGCTCGACGATCTGCTCGACGAGCGCGTATGTCAGTTTCAGCTTCGCGGGCATGTCTGCCACCTCCTCAGGGTGGCATGCTCCCAGCGCGTCACAAACTCGGGCGTACAGGGGTGAAAAGGCCTGAACTTTGCACCCTTTCACCCCTCGCACGTCATTCGCTCCCTGCGGATCGCGGCCACGTCGCCCTCGTCGGCCTTCTCCTCGCGCTCGGCCTGCAAAATCTCGTTGAAAGCAACCTCCTCGTTAAGGTGCATGAGCTCCGTGCACTTCGGGTACATGCCGCTCTGCCTGTTCAGGCGAATGCCAACCACGCCGCACTCGGGGCAAACCTGCTGCACCCGCAGGCTTACGTGGCACCGGCTCGCCTGGCTCTCGATGGAACGAGCTGAACGGTCGGTACCGCACTCTCGCAGCAGGGCGTCGCGCACGGTATCGACGCCCAGATAGCCGTGAGCCCGCATCACGTCGATCTCCTTGGTGGTCCACTCGTGCCAGGCCTTCGCGCTCATGACGGACACCGCCAGGGGTGAAAGGTGGGTTGAAAGCCTTTTATCCCCTCAAGCCTCACGGGAAGGGTGCGGGGGTGTGTGGTCGGGGCGTCCTGTCCCCGACACACATCCCCCTCCCCACAAAAAAATGTATATATAAGGGTTTGTTTACCCCCCCCTCAAACATGCAAATTTGCACCCTTTCAGGCAATGGGAAGGACACCTTACGCCCCCTCTCCACTAACCGCGCCGGAGGCGGAAAGGCTAGAAGTTGCCGCATCATTCACGGCCTTGCGCACGATGATCGCTTTGCCGGTCTTCGGGTCGAGCGTCTGCTCGAAGCGACCCGAATCCTCAAGCCATCGCCGCACGGTGGGTAGGCTCCATCCCAGGGCCTTGCGCACCTCCTCGCGCTCGCAGCTCTCTCCGTGGCCGATGAGCCGGTCGCACACGCCCTCAAGGGAGGCCACTTTGCCCAGGTTCTCCGCCTCGGTCCGCAGCTTCCTGGCCTCGGACACGCCGCCGTAGTTAGGCTTGCAGTCGGCAAGAAGCTCGGTGTGGTCAACCTCGTGCAGCGGGAAGACGAGCCACAGGTCGAGCGGGTCCTTCTGGGCGAACTCGCGCAAGGTGAACGACATCCGCCAGCCGGTGAGCCTCTTCACGTCCGCCAGCTTGTGCGACTGCCGCGCCATCTCCAGCGTGCCGGGCTCCAGGATCAGCTCGGTCATGTCGAGCACGGCGTCAGGCGCACGCCCGAACACGCCGGACCCGCTGCCACGGTCGATGGCGCTCTTCAAGCCCTGGGCGCCCTTGGAGTGGTGGTGCGAAATGACCACCGTGCATTCCAGCCTCACGCAAATCTCGTCCAGGCGGGCGAAGAACTCGCGTATGTCCTTGGCGTTGTTCTCGTCGCCGTCCTGCACCATGAAGGCCGGGTCGATGATGACCATGCCGAAGTCGCCGGCCTTGCATCTGACAAAGAGCTCGGCGGCGATCTCCTCAAGCGAGCAGGACTTGCCGCGAAGGGGCCAGAGCACAAGGTTCTCGCGAACGGCCTGGGCATCGGCGCTCTTAGCCTCGGCAACACGCGCTACGCGCTTCTGCAGCGTCCTGGGGTCGGTCTCAAGGTCAACGTAGAGCACCTTTCGCCGTGCGCAGCGGAAGTCTATCCACCAGCCGCCGGTCGCCACGCTCACGGCCAGGTTGATGAGGCACCACGTCTTGCCCGCCTTGGAGGGGCCGGTCAGCAGCATCTTGTGCGTTTCGAGCAGCACGCCCTCGATCACCTCCGCCGGCATCTCGGGCAGCTCGTCCTTGAGCACGATGGCATGCTGGAAGGGCGGTAGGACCGATGAAAGGCCCTTTGTTGCCGCAATATCATCGGAGACGACGGAGGCCGCGTCGTTCGCGGCCTCCACGTCGTGCATGTATGTGTCCTTGGTAGCGCCCATCTACAGCCACCTCGTGTACCACAGCGGGTAATCGGTCGGAATCGAGCCCTGCCCCTCGTAGAATTCCCATTCCTTGCCGCGCATGGCCATAAGGTACTCGTCAGCGTCCTTGGCGCCGTTGGGGTAAGGGGGCATCACGGCATGCTTCACACCGAGAAGGTCCAGGTCGTGGCAGATCCTGTCCCGGGTCTTGTGCCCCTCGTCGTCCTCGTCCATGGCTACGGTCACCTTCTTCGGCCGAAGCTCCGTTGGTGTTGCGTAGAGCACTTGCGAGAAGCGCCGCGCGTTCGCCACGCCTCCCAGGGCCATCGTGTCTCCGCCGGTTATCTTGGCAAGCGCCATCGCGTCGATCAGTCCCTCGGTCACGTAGACCTGATCGGCGGCAACTGACAGCAGCCATTCGCACCACAGGGGCGAGGCGATTCCGCGTGGCCGCCACTCCTTGTTCCGGGCGTCGCCTGGTTTGCACACCGTGCGTACCATGCAGTAGTTTGCGGCCGAAAAGTCCTTGTTCCAGAACGGGATCGTGATGAAGCCGTATGCCTTGGGCTCGTACACGCGGAACTCCGGCATGATCTCGCGCGGGTCGCGCGTGAAGCCAAGCCCGAATGCTGCCGCGTCGCCGTCGTCCAGGCCACGCCAGCGCAGGTAGCGCCGGCCGATGTCGTTATCGGCGTAGTAGAGCTGCCCGAAGGCCGTGCCGCACGCCTCTGAGCAGTCGGCTCCGCCCGCATCGTGGGGAGGGTCGAAGAGCGGGCGCGGCTTGGGCTTTCGCCTGGGCTTGCGCTTCCTTGGCTTGTCGTCGTCCTCGTCGAGCCGATAACCCACGATGTCGGCCACCTTTCGCGCCTGCTCTGCGAAGCCCGTGATGCCGTACAGCAGCTCCATCAGCTTGAACACGTCGAACGTCACGCCACAGCCGAAGCAGTGCACGGTGTTGTCGTTTTCGTAGTAGTGAGCGGAAGGGTCGCGGTCGTCGTGGCCCGGCAGCGGGCAGCGGAACGATCTGCGCAGGTCGGTTATGCCGAACAGCGTGCCCAGCAGCTCGGGCATGCACGCCCGTAGCGCCTCCTTGTCGGTCTCGGTGATCATCGGCGCACCTCCCTCGCTTTGGGGAAGTTGCCGCAAGGTCTATAATCCCTCGCACAGAGCGCAACGCTCTGCATTCCGGTGGCCCGCAGCCCGCTATCCGCCAAGATTCCGGCTGTGGGTCGCCTTCCTTTCAAGGCCGTCACATCTGGCCTCCCTCCTCGTCGCATTCCTCGAAGAGCTCGCGCCAGTCGCCGGACCAGCCGACTGCGGCGGCGATTGCGCGGCCCCGTTTCGGATAGGGCGGCTCCAAGCCGCGGACGATGCGCGACACCGCCGGCCTCGATATGCCGGTCGCCTTCGCGATCATCGCCTGGGTGCCTCGCTTCTCGCAGATCCGCCCTATGCGCAGCGTGCGCTCGCTCACGACTCCACCTTCTTGCCGTAGAGCACGCCCTCCTTGGCGTTGGCGAATACGGTGTCGCGGCAGATGCGCCAGCGGCCGTTCACCTTGTCTGCGGGGATCCGCCCCTCGAGTATGCCGCGCCGGATCGAGTTGACGTGCTCGCCGGTGACGTCCGCCAATTCCTGAGGGGTCAGGAAGAGGGGAAGTTCCTCGAATCTGTTTCCCATGTTGCTGTCCTTTCTAGCCTCTGAACGGTCCGCGCCCGCGACTGTTCCGATGCGCCGTGTGGAACACCGTTTGCCTCTGTTGCGAGCGCGTGCCATAGAGTAGCATAGAAAATCCCGCACAGTAAAACATGAATTGCGTTTTATGGTAAACTTATCCTAGAAGCATTGTTAGTTCTGTTGTGGAGTGGTATGATGTGTTGCGCAGTGTTGAACCGTTCATCCATCGATTCGCACCGCTCCGACACAGAACGCACACATTAGGAGGACGCGAGGCCATGGCAAAGACCATCCAAGAGCTCAGGAAGGAGAAGGGCTTCCGCAGCGCCCGAGAGTTCGCAGAAGCGCTCGGCATCTCGCCGTCGAGCATGTCGCGCTACGATAAGGACCCCGAGACCATCCCCGTCAAGGCCGCCTGGGCCATGGCCGACGCGCTCGGCTGCTCAATCGATGAGATCGTCGGGCGCGCCCGCGTCACATCCGGCGCAAGCGAGCTGCAGGACTTCTACGACGGCCTGTTGCCCGAGACCCGCGCCCTCTTTGACGAGTTCGTCGAGTTCGCCGGCGTCAAGGACAAGGCCGCGCGGGATCGGGCGGAGGCCGAGGAGAACGCCAAGTACGAGCATCTCTGTCAGTTCCATGAACGCGCGTTCCAAAGGTCTCTCTATGAAAAGGCCGGTCTCGGCGAGCTCGTGGAGTTCAGCTCGCCGGCAGCCGAGCGCACGGCGTTCGAGCAGTTCCTCCTCGCGAAGGCGGCCGAGAAGCGCAAGCCCGGCATAGACCTGCGCATCGAGGGGCTTGAGGAGGAGATGCGTGGCGGCTACCTCGACGCCGACGGCGCCGAGAGGCACTGGACTGATGGCGAGATCCAATCCGTGCTCGCCGACGAGCGTGCGCAGATGGACGAGGAATTCGGAAAGAGGGACGAGGAGGTGATAGCAAGGGTCATGGAAGCCTACGACAGGTTGCACGGTAGGAGCCTTCGCAACTGGGCTGTTCACTCGGGAGAGGCAACCCCCGAACAGCTCGTCAGGTACGCGACGGTCCGGCTGCCCGAGTAGGCTCAAGTAAGGTTGGCCCGCAGGTGAGGCAACACCCACGGGCCGGCGTCCGAACTAGATTGAGGCTAGAAAGGACGGTGTCATTATATGGCATCAACTACCCGCATGGACAGCGCGCATACGCATGTGCGCCCCAAAAGCACCCTTGCGGACCTGCGCAGGGCCGCAGGCTACCGCAGCAGCAAGGATTTCGCTGCCGTTCTCGGCATCCCCGCGACGACCTACTCCCGCTACGAGCGCACACTGGACGACCCCGATTCCGGCGTGCCGCTCCGTGCCGCCTGGGCGATCGCCGACAAGCTCAACTGCACCATAGACGCGGTCGTCGGCCGCGACGAGGCCGACGACTCAAACGGCCGCGACCTCAACGCCCTGTACCGCTCTCTTTCCGACGATGGAAAGAAGAGGCTCGACGACTACCTGCTGTACCTCGATTTCAGCGACCGCCTCGTCGCGAACCAAGCGAGGTGACCGGCATGGCAGAGACGAAGGGAAACGGCTCCATCATCCAGCTCGAGAAGGACAAGCCTAGGGGAAAGTGCCGGAAATGGCAGCTTCGCGTGCCCATCGGCAAGGACCCGCGCTCGGGCAAGTACAAGACCAAGACCCGTCGCTTCGAGGGCACCTACACCCAGGCGAAGGCGGCGTTGCGCGAGTTCATCGACGAGGTCGAGGAGAACCGCGTCCAGGGTAGGACGTCCTACACCTTCAAGGAGTACAGCGATTACTTCCTCGAGCAGCGCGAGCTCAAGAAGGAAGTGGCCCAGACCACTCTGGAGCGCCAGCGCGGCCACTTCAAGGCCGCTTGCGCCCACATAGGCGAGGCCAACCTCGCATCAATCACGCCCGCCATGCTCAACAAGATGTACATCGCCATGCTCAAGGGCGACACGCTCTCCGGCCACAAGTCGGGCGGCTCCTACGTCAACCAGATCCACGACAACATCAAGCTCGTGTTCGACCTCGCGATGAAGGAGGGCATCCTGGTCGAGAACCCCTGCCTCAAGGCCGACCCGCCCAAGATGGACACCAAGCCCAAGAAGGCCATCAGCCCGGATGCCGCGCATGTCATGATCGCCATGCTCGACGAGACGAAGGCCCGCGACATGGCCTACCTGTTCGCCATCACCATGGGCCTGCGGCGCGGCGAGATCTGCGGCCTGTCGTGGAAGGACATAGACTTCGACAACCAGATCGTCGATATCAGCCACTCGTTCGACATCTATGGCAACCTCAAGCAGACGAAGACCAAGGCCGGAATGCGCCTGCTGCCGCTGTCGGACAACACGCGCGACGCCCTGCTCGTATTCAGGGAGGCCCAGAAGAAGCAGTTCGAGCGGACCAACTCCTTCCGCTATCCCTGGGAGGGCTACATCGAGATCGACGAGAACTTCCCCGTGATTGCCACCAAGTACGGCACCCGCGTGAACCCGGCCACCCTCAGCACGTGGTGGACCACCGACCGTGCCAAGTTCGGCCTTGAGGGCTACACCCTGCATGAGCTCCGCCATACCTATCTGACCTTGCTCGCCATGAACGGCGTTCACCCCAAGGTGATGCAGGAGCTCGCAGGGCACTACAACTCTCATATAACGATGGACATCTACACGCACGTCAACATGGACGTGAAGAGGGAGGCGGTGGCGGCCGTGAGCAAGGTGTTCTAACGGTGCGGATGCGGATTGCACCCTCGACCGCAACCCGCATCCGTGGTATAAAGTAGATGGCTTTCCCGAATAGGGAGGGTTTCCAAGTGCCGGGGACGTTTTCCCCGGCCTTTGTTTTTTACGGAGCAAACCACCATGAGCGACATAAGCCTGTTTCTCGACGAGTCGGGAAGCGACAACCTCCGTGACACCTACTACATCCTCGCGCTCGTCGTGCACGACCAGTCGGACGCGCTCGAGGGGGACATCGCGAAGTACCAGGCGTCGCTTCTGCAGAAGGGCCTGTCGGACATCCCGTTCCACGCGACTCCGCTGCTCAACGGCCACGACGACTACGAGGGCATGGACATCGCCGACCGGAAGCGCCTGCTGTCGACCTTCCGCGTCTTCTTCCGGCACCTTCCCATCCGCTACGGCTGGATCGTGCTCAGGACCAAGGAGTACGACACGCTCGACGACGTCGCCACCGCGATGCGCCGCAGGATCGTGGACTTCCTCTTCGACAATCTGGCCTACTTCCAGAGCTTCGACGGCGTGAAGATCTACTACGACGACGGCCAGCAGTCCATCGCCGGGGCCCTGCACAAGGCGATCGACTACGCGCTCACCAAGAGCGCCGTCACCTATCGTCTCGCGTCTCCCGCCGACTACCGCCTCTCCCAGGCTGCGGACTATATCTGCACCATGGAGCTGACGGCCCTCAAGTACCAGGACAAGGCGGCGACCGCCACCGACGAGAAGTTCTTCGGCAGCTGGTCGCAGTTCAAGAAGGGCATCCTCAAGGAGGTGAGGTCGAAGAGGATGTAGCGGCTCCCGGTACGAACTCTGGCACGATTCGTACCAGATTCGTACCAGCAAGGGCCGCAACCCGAACAGGGGCGCTTCCACAAGCCTCTGACCTGCGGATTTGCGAGTGATATAATGAGCCGAAACCGTATCGGATTACTGAGTGGAAGTAATATACCACCAGATAATTGAACGACAAATACATATTTACGTCCTTATTATTGTGTTATCAGACTATAATAGGGACGTAATATATATAGGAGGGTTCGCATAAGAAGAGCGCTTCTGGATAGGCTCGTCGTCTGGAAGAACAATCCGCGGCGCAAGCCCCTGATTCTGAATGGTGCCAG